CGTCATCGTCCGACACCACGTTAAAGATGGCGGTGATGACGATTCCCAAGGACAAGCAGCGCCGTTGGGAAGAGGGCTCGGGCGGCGTGCAGCATCCGACCGATGCGGAATTCGCGCTCGATTTTTCCGACAAGCTCGCGCACCTGACCAAGAACAAATTCGCCGTCGGCGAGAAGGGTGAGTTCGAGGTCAAGGGAGAGGAGATGTATATCCGCTCCAAAAAGGTAATCATCGACGGTGAATTGATCGTCAATAAGCAGGTCAAGACCCCGACGATCGCCAAGGGCAACGAAGACCCGCCTAAATTTGAAGGTTCTAAACAAGCGGAACTCAAGGACAAGGGCGAGAGTAGCCAGACTAGCCAGTTTGAGCTGGACTTTGGTCCATGAACCTCGACGATCCCTGCCTCGACCAGCAAATCGGTCGCCGCCGGGTCTTCTGGACCACCCAGGCGGAAGCCTGTGGTGATTACACGCTCTGCGGCTCGCCTTGTGTCATCCCTGGCCTGGAATACATCGACAAGGACGATCCGTATGTCGATCCCGGTATGCTCCCTGCCAGCAGCGGCTATCGCACCATCAAGAATACCGAGTGGTTGCAAAGCCTGATTTTGAACATTCTCAATACCCGTGCGCGCACCGATCTGAAATGCCCTTCGCCCGCCGCTGTGTATGGGCACTGGTCGGAGAGCTACCGCCGCGACAAGCTGCATATCGGCTCCCGGCTATGGAATGCGGCCGATAAAGCCTACGTGCGTATCGCCGACGCGGTGAAGGCCATTCAGACGGCGGTGACCTATGACATGGCCAAGCTCCCGGCGATGGGCGTGGCCGACAAGGTGGATGTCGAGACCTTCTACAAGGGCCGCAACACCGTCGGCATCGTCATCACCGCGACAGTGCGGCAGACCCAGCATGTCCTCAATCTGTCCGGCGCATTCGTGTCTGGAAGCTGGGTATGGCAATAGGCGATGGCTTGCACCATTCTGCGTCCCGATCCGCAGGCGCTGTTCGATCAGATCCAGAGCGCGTTCTCGTCGACGGTGTTGGGCGGCGGCAAGGTTATTCCGGAAAGCAACGAGTGGTATGTCGTTAGCAACGATTACGCGGCTGCTGAACAGTTCTACGCCATTGCCGACCAAATGTGGCGGGAGAACAACCCGGAAACCGCGTGCTGCGAAAATCTCTATGCGATGGCGGCCCAGCATGGTGTTTTCCCGGCTCCGGCGGCGCATGCCGAAGGCTACGCGAAACTAACCGGGACACCCGGCTCTCCGATCCCGCCAGCGTTCGAGATCCAGACCAGCAACGGCACCTATGTCTCGGTCGGCAGCGTTCCGCTGACCATGCCGTCCGAAGGCACCATCACCATCCGCATCCGGGCGTTGGTGCCGGGTACAGAAGCGAACGCCAATGGCAACATCACCAGCGGCACCCTGGTGACGCCGGCACCAGGCATCGACCCTGAAGTCATTATCTGCGGCGGTTCGTTCTGCGGCGGCACCGAAGCCGAAGACTGTGAAGCCTTCCGCAAACGCTACCTCGAACGCCTAGCCTATCAGCCGCGCGCGACCCAGGCATGGATCAAGCAGAAGCTGATGGAGTGGCCGTGCGCCACGCGGGTGTGCATCCGCGAAGGCAGTTGCTGCCGTTGCAATGCCGAGTGCAGCGAATGCGGCTGCAAGAACTGCGGCAACCGGATGGAATTTTATGTGCTCTTTGACGATGCTTTTCCTTGCGGCATTCCTCCTCAGCATGTGGTGGATGACATCACCGATTGGATCTTCGGCGACCCGCAGGGGTATGGCCTGGGCCAGGTCGAGATCGGCGTCTGCGGCAAAATCTACACGCCGATCCCATTGATGGTGAACGTGATCATCGACATCGAAGGCTGTCCGAGTACCGGGCAGAAGCAATTGATTACCGATCAGATCGAGGCGCTGTTCAAGCGCATCTGTCCGTCAATAAAGCTATGCGCCAAGCAACTGGAATTGATTATCGCGTCGATCATCGGAGCCGACGTTAACGCCGCCGTCCGCTTCGAAATCGTCGGCTATGAAAACGCTGTGCCGCCTTATCCTCGCTCTCTGGCTTACGTTGATCATTGCTGCATTGAGCCAGAATGCGATGTGCTTCCTTGCCTGGATACGATCAGTTTCGTTAATCCAGAAATGACCAAGCCGCCATGCTGATGCCACTGACGCCGGTGCGAGCGAGCGCCGATGGCTGCGTACCGGTTCTCACGATAGATGAGCCGTATTGCTGCCCGCCGCCGCTGTGCGGGAATGACTTATGCTGCACTTTCGTCAACTTCTTCCAGTTGCTGCCATCCGGTCCCGCCTGGGACTACTGGAAAAACATTGCAATCAGCTACTTCCAGCGTTCGTCCGACCCGGCACAGTGCCCACTGCTGCACGACCCGGCCTGTCCGTCGCTGGTGCTGCATGCAATCTACTGCGTGCTGAAACTGCGGCATGTCGTTCACAATGCGCTGTGGCCAGCGTTCCGGGAGAGCAACCCGAACACCGCGATCACCACGCTCGACGCGCATCTGGCGCGATTGAACTGGGAAGATTGTTATCGCCAGCATTGCCGCGCGGTGCTGCTCGGCGAGCTGACGCCTTATGAAGTATGGACCGAATGCGGGCCGCTGTTCTGCCCGGTTGAATTACCAGCAGAATTGGAATGCGCGGTGAAGCGCAACGTCGCCATCGCTTTGACCCGCGCCAACATGGGCGTGATCAAGAACACCTGTGGGCTGAACTGGATCATCGAGCCGCTGGGAGCCGAAATCAAACCGGCTCCGCCGAAACCCGACAACAGTCTGCCGTCGCCCGATCCCTGCGATTCCAAAGTGTGTACTGGAATGGAATTCCTGATCTGCCAAACCAAGGATTGGATCTACGGCTGTCCGTCCGGCGACGTGTGCGAGGCACATCTGCCGCTGCCGAAGGTTCAGGCTTATTGGGACCGCGACTGTGACCGGCCTGCGGGTCTGCCGGAGCGGGTGTGGCCTGCCGTGCTGGCGGCTGAGTGCATTGTCAGATCGATGCTGCCGTCGAACTGCCCGTCCACCATTAAAAGGTGCTGCGCATAATGGCGACTAGCATCTTCCCGGATTCTGGCAGTGCAGGCGGCATTGTCTATCGCAACGCGGATGGCACTTGTCTCACACCGCTGCCGGATATCGTCAATGTCGATTGCCCACCGGCGAGCTACAAGTCGACTTGCGATATTACGGCGCTGCCGTCGAACTGCGATGCGCGGATCGAGCCACGCCAGATCAACGCCATCGTCTCGGAGCTGCTGAACTTCGCAGCCTGCATCGACCCGAACGGCACCTGGAACTGCGACTCGCTGAGAAACCTGTGCGCGGCGTTCACCGCCTGGGCGCAGATCAATATCACCAGCATCATCGTCGCTGATAACCCGCCACCGCCACAGACTAAACCGATCCTTTGGTGGGAAAGCGACACTGGCGTTCTGTTCATCTGGTACGACGACGGCAGCAGTGCGCAGTGGGTGCAGGTTGCGGGTCCGGTAACGGTCTTCACCGATCGCGTGTCGATTGTCGGCACCGGTCAAGCTAATGATCCTTATGCCGTCGGACTTTGCGATGGGGGAAGATACTGATGGCAATGGACTTTCCCAGTAACCCAACCAACGGTCAAACTTACACACCGCCATCGGGTAGACCAACTTATACTTGGAACGGTTACGCGTGGGCCACTACCGGCACCGCCGGGCCTCCTGCAGGCGTCGATTACGTCGATATCGCGGGTGACACCATGACTGGCTTCCTCACTCTGAGCGCCGATCCAGTCGCGCCGCTGCACGCCGCCACCAAGCAGTACATCGACGTACGCGCCGTGCCGCCGCCTGCTGTCGGTAACGACGGCGAAGCCTTGGTCGCGCTAACGGGTGCATCCGTGTGGGGTGCTGCCATTAATGCCGGGAGCTTCTAATCATGGCGTTCGATTTTCCATCCAATCCTGTTTCAGGTGAGATTTGGACGGATGTTGCGACTGGCGCGACCTACATGTGGTCCGGGTTTGCATGGAA